CATCCCATAACTTCTTTTATCTGCTTTACAAGCTTCCCAGAATATAAAGAATAATCTATTAGCTTCTCTATAATCTGGTGCACCCACATCTATTTTACTCCACTGTAAATACATGTAGTGTGTTCCTGTTATGTAGGTTGGTTTACCGTTATTCATAAACCAAAAACCTTCTTCTCTTCTTTTAAACTCTTCGTCTATATACTCGTAATGATCTTGTTTAAAATCATCTGGATAATCTTGCCAATCAAATACAGTTTTTATTTTTTTAAAAGCAGGGTTAGCTGGAAATTGTTTCCACTTTTGCTCTGACTTTATATTACTACAACTATATATTTCTTTAGGTTGCTTAGGCAAAGCTATTTGTAAACCTTGTATTTCTATAACGTTACCTATTGTTCCAGTTTTAGATATAACAACTACATCATTTTCTTTATTATATCCGTACTCCCACTTCTTACTTTTATTTAATCTTTTAATAGTATTTAACCTTATTGGTTCTACTATTTTATATAAGCTTTGTTCGTATTTCATTTTGATCTACCTTCTGCAAAGCCTTTAAACTTAACTTCTTTCTTTTCTTCAACTTTGCCTTCAAGCATATTCTCTTCTTCGTTTATACGATTAAGTATTTCAAAAGCATCGAATATAGCTAGTTTCTTTGTAGCAGCGGCGTTTTTTAATCTATCAGCTGATATATCATCATCGCTATCAACTATAGGCTCTTTAGCAACTTTAATAAGTTCTTCAACCGCTTTTTGCCCAGCTTGGATTATATTCTTCTTCGTTTCCTTGATATTCATATTTAATTGTAATAAATTTATTCATAACCCTATATAATCTTTCTCCATTTATAATAAACTCATACTCCATGCTAGGCGCAAATCCTACTAAATCATTTATATTAAAACTACCATCAGAATATTTAACTACACCTACTAATGGTCTTTCTGTTTCAGCATTAAATTTATCTATAGCTTTTAATGGTTTTACAAAACTGTAACCAGGCATAGCTTTGTTATTATATAAGTATATTTGATCTTCTGATATTATATATTTATTTTCTTTCCAGTATGATCTACTATTTTTTTCTCTACCTTTAACATCATGCCATCTTCTAAATATGTTATGATGTACTATTACTTCATCACCTATATTAACAGGTGATTGAAATAATAGTGGAGTAGCGATAACCTTTGCAAGTCTATTTATATATTGATGATTAAATATTTCAGTGTTTAATATTAGTTCTTTGTCATCAACTCGTACACTGTTATTATACCTATCACCAATAGGCTCGATAATATAATCTTTGTAAGCATTCATTAATATTCTAAGTTATACTCTACTGATATAGCCATATTTTTATTAAAGTCTTTCCAAGGTATAACAACCTTGTCTTTTCTTATGTATATAGAGTACTTATCTTCTTCTTCTACTATATCGCAAATTTTGTGTCCACCATAAACTTCTTGATCTACAGCATAGTGCATAGAATCGTTTTTGTAATCTTTACCTATGGTTATTTTTCTAATGATATTATTTTTCATTTTTCTCTTTATTAATAGTTCCATCAACAACATTAATATCAAAAGTACCATACTCCTTTGAAAACATATCCTGCATATCAATTATCTTTTTTTGAGATAATCCTAATTCGTGTAACAAGTTATGTTTTTGTCCTTCTAGTTGACCTACTTTAAATTGTAGGTTGTTTACAACATTAACAACTTCTTGCAGTTGTTTTAAGTGTTCATCAGATATTTTATCTACCTCTGGTTTTAAGTCAACCAACTTTTCTTTTTTACTCATTTTATTTTATTTTATTTAATTATTATTATGGACAGGTTGATATTGAGGCCACCGCTCCATTTGTTATTTTTATACTAAAGTATCTTCCTCTATCAGGACCTATTTTATAAAATCCATCTGCTAAGTAAAACTTAGAATTATTTCTTTTTCTTGTATAAACTTTATCTCCAACTTGATATGGTAAATTACTTACGTGACTACCATCATGAAAGTATGGTACATTTATATCGCTGTTAGAAATAGCGCAAGATCTTGTTGTGTTAGTTTCAGCCACAGTAGTTGAAAAAGCTATAAAACTATTAGCATTTTTACGCTCTTTAATTGATTGCTTTATTTGACCTTTGTGTCTAGCAGTGCCTTTACCTGAATTATTACCTAGTGCCATTATATACCAAAATAACAAATTGCTGGATCCTCGTTAGTTGTAGCAAATGAAGTCCATCTACCATATATGGTTGTGCCTCCAGCTATAACTAATCCAGTAGCATCCATACCACCAGCACCATGATGCTCGTCTATACATATTAACATTTGGCTACTAGGTGATATTCCATCGAAATCTGTGTTACCATGACCTACTAATGTAACATTTGCTCCATCTACTTTAGATATTTTAACACCTCTAGCATTTGGTCCATTATATATTGGGGTTGGTGTTTGAGTATCTATAGCTAAAGCTGGGTCACCATCTACTTGTGCGCTAGCGTTCACTAATAATACAAACTGTCCTGGTTTTACCTTTGCGTTAGCACCAGCACTTAATGCTACTGTTGCTATATCAGATCCACTATCTGTTAAAGCTACTGATACTACACCATTAATATTACCCGTGTTTGCAGCATTTATAAAAGTAGCATCACTACCCTCTAAGCCAAGATGAAGAAAGTTTGGACCGTTACTATCTAGCTGCTCTGGTGTTAAAATTGTTGGTACCACGTCATTCGTAGTTACAGCTTGAATTGCAACTATTACATGATTTTTAGGTGGTACTATTATTTGTGATGCTAAATCAGTGTAAGCACTACCTAATTGTCCGAAGTTATAAGCAACTCCTGTTGAATTTATTCCCATAATTATTTATTATTATTTTGTTGTTGTTCATTTTTCTTAGACGATCCGCCGAAAAAGAAATCGACAACCGTGTTTACTTTGGCGCTCATAGCACCGAATATTGTAGAGACAAAGCTTATTTCAAACTCGCCCATATTTATATCACCTATTACAAAGTATCTAAACATCATAAAGCTTAATCCAAAGTACGCTGCTGTAAATAGCGTAGCAAGGATTTTTTGAATAAGCGCATCGTCTTTATACATATCCCTAGCGCTCTTTCTGTCTTCAACTTCTTTGGCGAAAGCTTCAGCTTCGGCTTCGA